GCCGATGTGCAAGATGGCGGCCTCGGTCGCAACGACATGGGCGAGTCGCTGATCCGTCTCGGCCCAGTTCAGGGCGTCACCAGCGGTGTCTCACATCAGTTCACCGGCATCCCCGCCTGGGCCCGCCGCGTCACGCTGCACTTCTGGTTCGTCTCCACCAACGGCACCGCCAACATCCTCGTGCAGCTCGGCACCGGCGGCGCTCCCACCACGTCGGGCTACACCGGCCACAGCGTCTTCTCCTGGGCCAGCGGTGTCGTGCCGGTGAACTCCAGCAATGGCATCCCGATCTTCAGCAACGCCGCCAGCTACAGCCACTTCGGCACTCTCACCTTCAACAACATCGGCGGCAATTCCTGGGTCGCATCCGGCCAGCTGGTCACGGGCGGCACGGCTGGCGCGATCGTCTCCGGGGGCTTCATCGAGCTGGCTGGCGCCCTCGACTACCTCCGCATCGTCACCGCCAACGGCACCGACCAGTTCGACGCCGGCGCAGTCAACATCACCTGGGAGTGAGCCCCCAGGCCGGCACCCCTAGAATCAACGAGACAGGAGGCTTCCGCCCATGACGACTACCTTCCTCCATGGTGTGGAGGTGCTCCAGATCGACACTGGCGCCCGGCCCATCCAGACCGTGCGCTCCAGCGTGATCGGCATCGTTGGCACAGCGCCTGAAGCGGATGCCAGCGCCTTCCCCATCAACACCCCGGTGCTGGTGACCACCCGTTCTGAGTGGGCAGCGCTCGGCACAACCGGAACCCTGCCGCCTGCGCTCGACCTGATCTACGACCAGGCTGGTGCTGTCGTCGTCGTGATCCGCGTCACGGCAGGCGCCGACGACGAGGCGACCATCACCAACGTGGTCGGGGGCGTGAACCCCACCACCGGCGCTTACGAGGGCATCTACGACTTCCTCGCAGCCGAGAACATCGTTGGCTTCGCGCCTCGCGTCCTCATCGCTCCGGGCTTCACCCATCAGCGGCACACCAACGGCATCCTCACGATCGCCGTGCAGACCCAGGGCAGTGGCTACACCACCGCACCTGCCGTCACGATCGCCGCCCCTGGTGCCGGTGGCGTCCAGGCGACAGCCGTGGCAGTGCTCGGCACCGGTGCCAACGCTGGCAAAGTGCTCAGCATCACCATCACCAATCCTGGCCAGGGTTACGCCACCAACCCGACCGTCACGATCGCGGCGCCCTCCTCCGGCACCCAGGCCGTGGCCGGCACCGTCACCCGCGGCACCGTGCGCAACCGCGTTCTGGCGGAGCTGGTCGGCATCGCTCAGCGCCTCCGCGCCGTGATCATCGCCGATGGCCCCAACACCACCGACGCAGCCGCCATCCAGATCGCTGATGACTTCGGCTCCGATCGCATCTTCGTCGTTGATCCCTGGGTCCTCGTCGATGGCTCCAGCATCCCCGCGTCTTCCGCTGTCGCCGGCCTGATCAACAAGGTCGACAACGAGCGCGGCTTCTGGTGGTCCCCCTCGAACAACGAGATCAACGGCATCCAGGGCACCGCCCGCGCGATCGACTTTGCCCTGGGCGATTACACCTCCCGCGCCAACCTGCTCAACGAACAGAAGATCGCCACGATCATCCGCGAGCAGGGCTTCCGCCTCTGGGGCAACCGCACCCTGGCCAGCGATCCCAAGTACGCCTTCCTCTCGGTGCGGCGCACGGCGGACATGATCAACGAGTCGATCCTGCGCGGCCACCTCTGGGCCGTCGACCGCTGCATCACCGCCACCTACCTCGAAGAGGTGCAGGAGTCGGTGCGCGAGTACCTGCGCAGCCTCAAGGCACGCGGCGCCATCCTCGGCGGCGACGTCTGGGTAGATCCTGAGCTGAACACCCCCGTGAGCATCAGCAACGGCCAGGTGTTCTTCGACTTCGACTTCACCCCGCCGTTCCCGGCTGAGCGGGTCACCTTCCGCTCCCACCTGGTGAACACCTACATCACCGACCTGTTCGCCTGATCCATCCACCGCTCACCATTCAGGACTGACCCATGGCCCAGATCCCCCGCGTACTCAAGAACTTCAGCCTGTTCGTCGATGGCCAGGGCCTGGCCGGCACCATCGACACCCTCACCCTGCCGACCCTCACCACCAAGATGGAGGAGTTCCGCGGCGGCGGCATGGACGCCCCCATAGAGATTGACATGGGGATGGAGAAGCTGGAGGGCACCTTCCTGCTCCTCGAGTACAACCCCGACATCATCGCCCTCTACGGCCTGGCGTCGGCCAACACCCAGATGACGGCACGCGGCGCCATGCGTCGTGATGGCGAGGATGCTGTGCCAGCCGTGGTCAACATGACTGGCGTGGTGAAGCAGCTGGAGAAGGGCGACTGGAAGGCCGGCGATCAGTCCAGCCCCACGTTCGCCTACGCCCTGCGGTACTACAAGCTGACCATCGGCGGCCGCGAGCTCATCGAGATCGACAAGGTAAACATGATCCGCCGGATCAACGGCCAGGATCAGCTGGCCACCATCCGCACCGCAATCGGGGTCTAATCCATGAGCAGCAAGAAGCGTCCTGAGGGCACCGCCAAGGTGCTCTTCGACTTCCCCGAGATGATCGGCGGTGTCGAGGTCGACTTCATCGTGATGCGCCGGCCCAAGGTCCGCGATCGCGTCGAGGCCGCCAAGGCCTCAACCAACGAGGGCGAGCAGGCCGTGCATCTCATCGCCAACCTCTGCGAGGTGCCGGTGGACGAGATCATGCAGCTTGACGACGCCAACTGGGGCAAGCTGGAGGCCCAGGTCGTGGCTTTCAGGACGGCCAGGTCGTAGCAGTGGAGTCCCTTCGCCGGGCCGTTGTGATCCTGGCGAAGGCGACCGGCTGGGGCCTGGCCGAGATCCTCGACATGGAGCTGGACGACTTCTGGGCCTGGCTGACATCCGCCCAGTCCGTACAGAATGAGATCGCGGAGGCGGTGGGGACATGATCGGCGGCGGCGCGCAGAAGATCACGGTCGAGATCGGCGGCAAGATCGCCGCCAGCCTCGGCGCATCACTGCGCACCGCGCAGATGCAGGTGTCGTCGTTCGGGCGGAACGTGAACCGCACGATGAACGACGCGGCGCTGGCCGGCCGCAAGGGTTTCAAAGGCATGTTCGACAACGCCCTGTGGCAGCAGGCTGCCGTCGGCGCGGCGGGCATCGGCGTGGCCCTCGGGGCCAGCATCCGCCAGGCGGCCAGCTTTGAGCTCATCTTGAGCGACATCGGCAAGACCGCCAACATCGGCCAGGGGGAGATCAAGGCGCTGTCTGGTGAGCTGCTGCGCCTCAGCGGCCGCAACCTCACCAACCTCTCCCCGGAGAAGCTGGCGGCCGGCATCCAGGACCTGGTGGCCCAGGGACTGGAGCTGAAGGATGCCGTCGCCTCGATGGAGTCCCTGGGCAAGGTGGCGACCGCCACCAACTCCGACCTGCTGGACGTGACGAAGACCGGCTTCCAGCTGCAGAACGCGCTGAAGATCCGACCCACCGAGCTGAAGGCCACGTTCGATGCGCTGGCGTTCGCCGGCAAGCAGGGCGCCTTCGAGCTGCGGGACATGGCGCAGTTCATGCCCACCATCGCCGCTGCCGCCGGCAGCCTCGGCATCCAGGGTCAGAAGGGGGCCGTCTCCCTGGCCGCCATGATGCAGATGGTGCGGAAGGATGCTCCCGACGCTGGCCAGGCCGCCACCCGCCTCACCGACGCGATGCTGAAGCTCACCGCGCCCGATGCGGTGAAGCGCTTCTCCAAGTTCGGCGTGAACATTGAGCAGGTGCTGAACGACGCCAAGGCCCGGGGCATCAACCCGATGGAGGCCGCGCTCGACCAGCTGCAGAAGGTCACCGGCGGGGACGTCTTCAAGCTCTCCCAGATCTTCGGGGACAAGGAAGCCAAGCTGGCCCTGCTGTCCCTGATGAAGTACCGGAAGGAGTACGAGAAGCTGAAGGCTGATGCCGGCGGCGCGGCGGCGGCCGGCACCGTGGACCAGGACTTTCAGCGCAGCCTGGCCACCTTCCAGGGCACCCTCACCAGCTTCCAGAACTCGGCGCAGCGTCTGGGCATCGCCGTCGGCAACGCCCTCCTGCCCCCGCTCACGCGCATGGCGGAGGTGATCACGCCGATCGCTGAGGGGATCGGCAACTGGGCGGCTGCCAACCCTCGCTTGATGACCGGCATCGTGCTGATCGGCGGCGCCCTGGCCGGCCTGGTGGTTGCCCTGCCAATCATCGCCGGGGTGGTGTCCGCCATCGGCAC